ATAAGTTTATAGAATATTTGGAAGAGAAGTATCCAAAGGAAGGGGAACAAGATGCCACAACCGAAGATAAAGAAGGGCAAAGTCAAAAAGAAGAAGACGACAAAGAAGAAGAAATACTAGATGATAGAGATAACGAGAACTCTGAAGATAAATAACTACGTTCCTAAGAGCTATCCTATATACAAGGAAGAGGAGTATTCAGGAAAAACAAAGCATTGGAAGAAATGTCAAGCGGGGGAATTTGGCGTAAGTGAAGACGGTTACGTTGCTGAATGTATATCTAGGAATAGTTACAAGTCTGGTACTGAAATTGTTTTTCCTTTTGGAAAGCAATGGATTACAAAGAGTTCTAAGTTATCTTTTATGGACCATTATGAGAAAAAGTCCTATTCTAGCAGTTCTACAAAGTCATATATGGAGCAAGAACTTAATAAAGGTAGGGTAAAGAATGTGCTAGATGCTTATATGGTGTACAGATTGGCTGGTAAAATGCCAGATTTTGACCAATTAGGTAGAATGTATAGGCCAGACCAAAAAAATCCCGCTATGACCGTAAAAAGATTATTTAAAACAAAAGGAATGAAACGCATGATAGAAGAAAAAATGCAGGAAATACTTGAAGATCGTGGAATTGACGAAGGATTTGTCTTAGATACGATTAAAGACGCCATAGAAGTAGCCAAAGTAAAAGAGGATAGCGGCAATATGATACGTGCTGCTAAAGAGTTGGGAGATTTTCTAGATATGAAACCGAAAACAAAAACTCAAACAGATACTGTTGAACTAGATATGACGCATCAAATAGGTAAACAATACGAAACAGCTAAGAAAAAACTAAAAGCTACAAAAACTACACCTTTAGAAGATGGAAAAAAAAGTAAAGATATCATCTAAAGATAGGAATAAGCTACGTATGTTCTTATTAATGCTGAAAGACGTTGCTACAGATATGAAGATAAAAGTAACCCTGATAAGAAATGAGTGATAAAAGAGAAATCTTAGCAGATATGGAGCAGGATATGCTATTGTTTGGTCAAATGGTAATGCCAAACATGTTTAGTGAAGCATCTCCTAAGTTTCATTATGATATTACGAAAGAATTGCTCAAAAAGGATAAATCTCACAAGCAAATTAACATTATAGCACCTAGAGGACATGCTAAGTCTTCTATTTGTGCTGGCGTATACCCTTTATATCATTTAATGTTTACTCCTGGAGTTAAAGTTATTGTATTAGTATCGAGAACGCAGCAACACGCTGTAAAATTAATGGGAACAATTAAAGATGTTTTAGATTATTCTAAAGAGTTTAGACATTTCTTCGGATATTGGGGACAACATTCAGCTAGAAAATGGACTAATACTGAAATTGAGCTAAAAGATGGTTCAGTTATTATTTGTAAAGGTACAGGACAACAGATTAGAGGTATTAAACATGGAAATCAGCGACCGACCTTGCTAATACTAGATGATCCTGAAGATGAAAACAATACGAAGACAGCAGAAGCCATGGAATTTAATTTACGTTGGTTGCTGCAGTCAGGAGTTCCATCGTTAGACCCTATAAAAGGTGCTATATGTGTTATTGGTACTCCACAGCACCAAAGATGCTTAATTGAAACCTTAAAAGATATGAAAGGTTGGAGAACATTAGAATTTAGACCAGATTTAGAAAAAAATTATGCTTTGTGGCCTGAAGTGTGGCCCGTAGACAGATTAAAAGAAAAAAAAGAAGAGCTAGATAGTATTAATAGGCTTTCTGTGTTTTATAGAGAGTATTTATGTCAAATTGTAGGTGATGAAGAAAATTTATTTAAACCTGAGGATTTTCGATACTAC